ATATCTCCCTCTGAAGCCTGTAACGCTCGATCCATGAACTTGGTGCCAGGGACAAAATTTTTACCATCTCTCGCAATGTGACCATCATTCAACTGATGCCATTTGTACCCGGTATATTTCCCGCCTTTCACACTGACATACAGTCGCCCCTCTTTATTTTTTTTAACAGCGAATCTAACATCATCTTTAACGTGGACGTAAGGCCTGGTTCCATCATAGTTTCGTGGCTCCAATTCCAAACGGTCTTCAATGTCAGACCGGTGCAAATATCGAATCACATTCTTTTTAATTGCTGGACCTATTTTGCTCAAAACCTTACGTTCTTCATTTTGAAGTTCATTTGGTAGATTTCTGATCATCTGGTCAATAGCAGATATTTGATCTTTGTAATCAAGAGTAGTTTTTATACCATCACCCCACAGTCAATGACAATGTTGATTCGTCTTTTTGGTATGATCTCAAAATGTTATATCTGGCTCCCTTATACATAACTTGCTGCGGATTAACAATCTGTTCGCTTTGTATGACTGACGCGTTTTCGTAATCCTCCGGGTCGATTTCAAGAGTCAGTTTTGGAGATAGCCCCACAGCGTACGCTTGATAAAACTCACTTCTGGTACAAGATGATTTCTCACAGAATACTTCATTCTCCATCGGTTCAACTTCGCTACCGTCTGCCGTAAGCGTGACCAACGTACATATATCGTTCCTCATGGGGCTATCTCCTCTCCTGTGTATTCGCTTGCGAGTGACATGGCTATTTTTGCAGCTTCGTATGACTGGCGATACCTGTCAGCCTCGCCGTTGTAGTTCATTTGCCACCTTAGATAAAGCCTGAGAACAGCAAAAGAAAGCATATCATCGGTTGGTATGACATTGACCCCGCTTAGGCCAATATCAACGAGATATGCTTCTTTTAGCATTTCTAATTCACTATCAAGTTTACTGTGGCTGATTCTGACCATGCTACGCATCTGATCAATTGTTACATTAATGGTCAGCATGTAACCACCCCTTTATTAAGCTGACTTTTTGGTTACGGTTACCAAGGAATTTACATCAATTGCCTTGCCATCACAAATCATGATAGCTTTTGTCACCTGGTCTTCGGTGTCGTTGTCTTCATAAGTCTTGATTGTCATATTGTAATTTGCATTGAACATGTAGTCAGACCAATCAAACAAGAACGCTACAACCGTGTCAGTTGTAATAGTTGCCCCAAGGCTGGTCATGTAATCATTTAATACAACACGTCTTCCAAGTAATGTTCTTTCCGGCTGCCCGTTGATCCCATAGTTTACCCTGGCGATTGGCTGTTTTTGATCATCAACCATTCCGATAAACTTCATGAACGTTTTCTTTGTCATGTTCCAGACTGCGTTTGATTCATAAGCAAGAGGTAAAGCTGCTTCTGCGTCAACAAGTGTCTGATATGCTGGGTTTCCAGCTGCAGCAATTTCGATATTCTGTCCAGCAACTACGGTTTCAGCTAATACGCCTTTAGGCTGACCTGTTCCAGTACCAGAAATGAAAGCCTGTTCCTGCGCTTTTACCATGGCTTCAGATACATTGTTTACAAACTGTGTTTCGAATACCGCCAATGTCATGACAGAAGTTTCAAGGGTCATGGAGATTGCACATCTCAGCTTGTAACCCTTAATATCAATCTGACCGGTAGTTTTCTTCTGCTTGTCGGAAGTGCCACCTTCTGCCACCCATGTTGCCACCGGCTTAACAGTTGAGGTGGGAACGGTTACACCCGCTGCGTATGTAGTTCTCGTTACCAGAGGAAGAATCATTCCAGTGGATTCCATCTTTTCAATGATTCTATTGAGCACTGTCGGTGAAATTACAGATCCCACATCGCTGGTCTTTGTAGTGGCGGAAGCATTTGTAAATTTGTCTGGAATCGGCTTTCCAGCAACAACATAATTCATGAATGCTTTTCTGTACTCAATAGAATCGTAAATATCATCCGGTTCGGTAGCCGCAGTAACCGAAGGAATTGTTACAGTACCAGAAAGGTTTACGATCTGAGGCGTGCCACCCAATGCTTTAAGATTTGCCTCCGCCTTTGCTTCGTTATCAAACTGGGTATCGAGATTTTTGATTGCTTCCATTTTGGAGTTGGCTTCATCGACCTTTCCAGAATTGATGAGATCCTGCGCCTCATTGTACATTGCTTCTCTTTTTGCTACATATTCTTCTTTTCTCATTAAAAATCTCCTTTCAAATTAAGCAGTCGTAGTCTCGCTTCTGCTTTCTGCTTTTCTAAATTTTCTGCATCAAAAAAATCCGTGGCTTTATTGCCCGGATCCTTAATGAGATTTCTTAATTTTTCAATTGCCTCTGGTGGGATTCCACCGATAGCGTTGGTAAGTGGCATTCGGCTATCTTGGAACATGACTTTGTCAACAAATCCAAAGTCAACCGCCTGCTGTGCATTTAGCCAGCTTTCTTTATCCATCATTGACAACAGTTCCTCTTTTGACATTCCAGTTTTATCTACGTAAGCATTTACAATAGCTTCATCAGCTGTTTTGAGGACTTCTGCTTGATGTTCCATGGCTTTGTGATTTCCGCTTGCAGAACTTGACACCTTGTGTATCATGTACATAGCCGTAGGACTTATTTCTGATTCTCCGGCCTCTGCAATTACTGACGCTGCAGATCCTGCAAGACCAACAATACGGATTTTCTTATTTCCTTTGTATGACCTTAACGCTGTGTAGATTTCTGATCCGGCAAATATGTTACCGCCCGGGCTGTTGATTTCAACTTCGATATCTTCTCCATTTGCTTCCGTAAGCTGTTTTGAAATACCAGACGGAGAGGTGTGTTCAATATCAAGCCACTCATAAATCCACGAATCGCTATTGCCTACGATTTCGCCTTTTACATCAATTTTTTTCGGCACTCTTCTCACCACCTTTCAATAAGGCATAAATAGCCGCTTTTGTTTCTGCTATATTTTCAAGTTTCATATTAGATAAAAGGTTGGTAACCTTATCTACTGTTTGGGTGTCCAGTCTACGTAACGGCTTATCACCATCAGCAACAGGACTCAGGTTGAATGTTTCACGCCACTCATTTGGAGTAAGTGCGCCACGGTCTACCATGGCTTGTAATGCCAATTTTGTTGACAAGCTTGCGCACTGTAGGTTAGATGCATCAAAGTAAATACTATTTCCAAAACCGCGTTCACGGCGGTTGAATAGCTTCCTGGTGTATTCAGCTGACAATTGGAGTGCATCGGGTTCTATCTTAATTTCAAAATAGCTATTCCATTCATCTTCTGTATAAGTAGAAGTAACAATTTTGTCATTGGTATTAAAAAATTCATATATACGTTTTTTGGTGCTGTCCATTTGTAGCGCGTTTGGTACATAGTCTTTCGGCTCAATTCTGATAACATCTGCTTTCGCATCAGCACCAGCTGCACCAAATGTTTTACTTGATATGCTTAAATAGTTGTCAACAAAATCTTGTACATTCTTTTTTAAATCTTCTGGACGCATGGGCGTGGTATATTTTAACAACCACCTAACCGCACCACTATTTTTAATAGCGTTTACAATTCCTTGATCCGTTGTGGTGAGAACATCCATAATTTGCTTTAACGGAAGTTCTGGAGATTCTCCAAAAATGTCATTACTATTGAAATCATTTCTCAGATGAATTATTTCAGTGTAAGGAAACATTAAAGTATTTCCGTTTAGAAAATAAAACTTCAAGTACAGATTAGTATCTAAGTATTTCGCTTCGACTCCTGCTGCCGGAATAGGATATAGCTGGATTGGTATTCCATTATCGTCTCTTACAATCAAAACAAATGCGTTGTTATTAAGCGCAAGCTGTGTTGCTACTTTTTCTTGCATGACTTGGCCTGACATTAATGGGTTTGGTTCTTCCAATAAAAAGCGCATATACACATCTGGATTAACCGAGATTGACCCATTGAAATTTCGTATATGCTTTGCTTTTAATTTTCCTATTGACTTTGCGTATGGCCTTATGCACGCGCGTATAACGTCTGAATCGAACAGCTTCCCGTTCCATGCATAATATCCATTTCCTTGCTCTGTAATCATTTTGAAAGCCGACTGCATAGCAACATTATTTAATGCCATTTTAATATTCGATACAATTCCCAAGTTTACCTCCTTTCTATATCATGCTTTGATATTCCAACATTTTATCTTGTAATATTTTATAACCATCAATAAGAGCTGCCGTACCATCGATACGATTTCTAGAATCTGTTGTTTTTACAAGCTGAATATTACCATTTACATCAGTTTTCACAACAGAATTGAAGAAACACCATCTATCTATAGGGTTATCGTTGTATATAATTTTTTTAGCTTGTAAGTCAGCTTTTAAATCTTTCATGGGCTGGCTGCATGTGATAACTCCTTGTCGTACCGGTATCATGGATTTCTCACCAAACTCATTTTTAAATTCCTGTAAAAGAGAATCATCTATATGCCATGGGTCATACCCAATATATAAAATAAATAAATCTTCTTTATCTCTTAAGTCGCAGAACCAATCGAGCATTACGCGCTTATTTACTTTGTTCCCTTCAACAGTTTGTAGATGTCCTTGGTCTTTCCATAATTGATACGGTACATTATCGCGTCCTTTTCTATCTCCATCAAGTTCTTGCCTATCAAGCACGGCCTGTGGTATCCAGTACATTTGTTTTATGTAAATATGATCGTCATTGCGTTTCATGCACAAAGCTTTTGCAGCATTTAAGTCTATCGAGTCAGCAGCGTCCATTCCTCCAATCGCATACCTGAATTTGTGATTAAAGGTTTCTTTGTTTTCAAAATCTTCATATCTCAGCCACGCTGCCTCTGACGTTTGTTTCATATTGAAATCTTTGACCATTACAGTCGGTTTAAAAGAATCATCGTCCTTGGCTTTTTGAACCATTTGCCTAAGGTAATCAAAGCTTTTTATAGTGCCAAGCCCAGGGTTTGATTTTATCCAGCACTCTTCTTTATCCCATTCTTTTATATCGTCTAATTCATAAATGAATGGCAAGAATCTTTTATTATCTGCTTTTCCATCAATAATATCGCAAGCGTATTTATATTGGCTATCAAATATACCTTCTCTCACAAAACCATTTGTAGTAATGCAGAAAAGAAGCGGCTGTTGTCTGGCTCCCATAGATTGTTTTACCAAGTCGTAAATATCTCTGTTCTTAATTGCTGCTAATTCATCAATGACACCACAATGAGTGTCAAGACCGTCAAGACTGTTTGCGTTGCTTGCAAGGGCCTTAATAAAACCCATATTAAACTCACAATATAAATCTGCCGCTCTTTTTCTGATGTGTTTTTTAAGCAATGGTGATTGCACACGCATTTTATTTGCAGCATTAAATCCAAGCTTTGCCTGATCCAGCATGGTTGCCACGTTGTAAATCTGAGGAGATCCTTCCTTATCATTAACAAGCATATCTAATTCAACGGCGGCAGTCTCAGTGGTTTTTCCATTCTTTCTTCCTTCGATTATTAATACTTCGTTGTATTGCCGCAAGTCATTATCGTCAACAAATCCAAATATGGCTTGTAATCTAGCTTTCTGAAATAATTCAAGTTGCAGCGGAGATCCAAGTTTACCGGTTGGAAGTTTGCAAAATTTCTCAATGAATGTGGTGTGTCTGTTTGCGATATCATAGTCAAAATGGAATTCACCCGGGTTTAAGAATTGCTCCATCAACCGGTCAGACATTCTTTTCATCTTTTCGCAGGCGTTTATTCTTCCATCGGCTATCTGAGTAAAATATTGCTCAAACTCTGTCAACTTTTACCACCGCCCACAAATTCAAGAAGTTCATCGGTTTCCTCTTTTCCTTCTGGAAGGAGATCGGTTAGCTGCTTTACAATTTTCTGATATGAAGTATTCATGGTATTATACAGATCAGCAACTGGGCGTTTACGTTCATACGGTTCTTGTTTATCGCTTTGCGCAAACTTTTCAACAAATCCATTGCAGTCAAGATCTTCTTCAAAGTCTTCCAGGCTTACACGCATAAAAGCGGCCCGTTTTATCAATCCCTCAACTGACTGCTTTTTATTTTCGTCCAAGTTCTTAAATATCTTTTTAAGTTTGTTTTCCTCTTTTCTAATCCTCGCAGCTTTATCCAAATTTCATCATCTCCTTTCATTGGGGAGGGGGTACTGTAAAACTTCGTGCGTAAAATTTAAGGTTGGGGACTCGGTGAAATCAAAATAACCCCCACTTTCGTTTAAGGGGGGGCCTATGGTTATCATAAGAACGTAATCGTCCGTCTTTGTTCCTTTTTACCCAATGTTTATGGCATTTTGTGAACGGAATCGTCCTTGTTTCTCTTTGATTGTTTAGTTTTCTTAGGCATCAACATTATACATCTGCCTTTAGGAAGCCATGCTCCTTCACATGATGGACAGTTTCTTCCGTAACTCTGTGCTTCCCTAACTGCAAATACTTTACCGCACTTGCAGCACTCCATTATAATTCCTTTTGATCTTCGTTCGTTCATTCTACTACCTCCCAATCATCAGCCATTAAATCATCTGGTGTTGGATTTCAGAACGTTGGTTGCTTACCATTGACGCATATCGCAATTGGTTCAGTAAGCATGAATTCAACTCCACTCTCTTTCCATGACTGTCGTCTTATCAATGCTGTTGTATCTATAACTTTCTTTATTACCTCATGTATAAACATTATCTATTCCCCCGCCACTATTCAAACCTTTCGCTCTCTCTGTTGTAGTAGTAATCGG